GGCCAGCCGCAGGCCGAGCCACCGCCGTGGAGCATGATCCCGTCGCGGCCGTCCCGGCTGCCGGGCCCTTCCTGCCCTTCGAGGCCGATCAGGTCAAAGCTGTACCACCCGTAAGCGCGGCGCTCAGCGGTGAAGGTTGCCGAGGGGTCGGCTTCAAAGTCGCGGTAGATCGTGCCGACCTTGTACAGGCCCGGCGGAGTGTCGCTGCTGCGGGAGCGCCAATCGGTTTCGGATGATTGGCCCCTGGCCAGGGCCGCCACGGTCCACAGCCGCTCACCTTTGTGGTTGAAGGCGGTGACCGTCTCGGCCCGGTCGTCCACCACCAGGTGGTGATCGCCAGCTTTCAGGTCGGGTCGCTGCTTGGGGCCGACCAGCCCAACCCGCTGGGGCTCAGGGGCCGGAGGCGCTGCTGCCGGGCTTCCGGCGGCCCTCCAGTCGGCTGTGAAGGCTTGGCGCTGCTCAGGAGTGAGAGCCTGATCCAGCGCAGAGAAAGCCGCCAGCTGGTGGGGCAGGATCCCGCCACGCTTGGCGATCTCCTGGGCAGCGTCGCGGACTGAGGCGGTGGTGGGGGTCATTGATCCGCCTCTTCAGGGGTGTTGCCTTCGGCGACCCATTCCAGGTAGTCCTGGTAGTCGGTGTTGCGGTCGTCGAATGGGATCGTGGCCTGATCTTCCAGGCGGATCACGCTGTTGTAGCCGGTCAGCTTGTAGGGCATGATCAGAGTTCTGCGGTGAGGGATACGCGGTAGCCGGTAGTTTGCGCATAGCCGGCCGCCGTCGAAATCATGCCAAGCGCGCCGCCGTATGGAGTCGCTTGGTAGATAGCAGTAGTGGAGGTGTTTGATGCAACCTGGGGCAGCAGCGGATCTGCTTGAACTGTGCTTACGGTTGGCGATGCACGCATCTCTGACCAAGTAACAGGCACGTTGAAATTCTGGCTAGCGATTGTGGCAACAAAAAGAGCATGAAACGGCACATATTGAAAATACCTCTTACACATCGCCAGCTCTAGCGCAATGGGCCTGCGCTCAAACGCAGTGGCAACGGGGCCGGGCTCCAGTTGAGGGTTTGAGACGGTGCCGCTGCTGAAATATACCCAAGTTTGCGTGCTGCCAGGTATTGTCACGCTGCCGCCGTTTGATACAGCCGTGTATCCTGTCGCAACCTGATAAATAGAGGCAGATGCGGTGCCACCCCAGCTCAGGGTATAGGTCTGCGTTCCAGGGAAGGCAGATGCCTCAATGGGCTGGAGAATGCCACCAGCTGGGACCGTGACAGTGCGGACGCCTACGCTATCGGTCCACGTAAGCGATTGCCCAGAAACGGGGATATACCATCGATCAACGGTGTACTGGGACGCACCCGTCGTCGCCGTCCCCGAAACATACCCGCGCTGGTTGATCGTGAAGCCGGGATTGATCAGCAGGTTGCGCATCCCTGAACTGGCCGCCGGGACCAGGCCCAGGTTGGTGGCGCCCAGGGTGCCGATGGTCAGCCATGCCGAGTTGGCGGCATTGCGCATCTTGAGCAGCCCTGCGGTGGTGTCCGCCCAGACCTGATGCGCGTAGGTGGTGCTCGGTGCCGTGGTGCCGCTGTTGTTGCTGACAATCGCAGCCAGCGCGGTGTTGATGTCAGCCCGGAAGCTGGCCGCTGACTGGTTATCAATGACGTAATCGTGTTGGGCCATTAGGTCAAGCCTCCATGGTGTTCAGTCTAGGCTTGGGAGTCTGATCAGGTTTTGATGCAGTACAGCAGGGCCACGTTGCGCGGGCGTGTCTCGGCTCCACCTGCGGCAGCAGTGCCGGTGATGCCGGTCGCCGCACCGTAGACCGTGATGTTGGCGTAGCCGGTGCTGGTTGCAGTGCCGAAGGTGCCCGAGTTGCTTTGCGCAGCCGATCCACCGGCGGCGGCCTGGTTGTTGGTATTGCTGGTGGTGTACCAGTGGGCGTGGCCAGAGTCGGCGGCGCCGTGCGTGTGGCCAGGGTCGGAAATTCCGTGCGCGTGGCTCAAATAGCTCTCGCCTTGCGCGGTGCCGATCGCCCTGGTGGCGTCAACGCCGCGGCCATCGTCCCAGCCACGCACGAACTCACCGCGCAGATCCGGCACGTTGAAGGTTGAGGTGCCGTTGCCAGCCCCGTAGGTGCTACCGACCACGGCGAACAGCGCGGAGTAGGTCGAGCGAGAGATAGCCGCGCCGTTGCACTTCAGCCAGCCAGTCGGAGCGGTGTTTCCCGCATAGGTGATGACCGAGCCGGCTGGCACCGACAGACCCGCGGCGGTGGTCACGAACGCCGTGGTGGCCAGCTGGGTTGTGTTGGTGCCAGCGGAAGCGGTCGGGGCAGTTGGCGTGCCGGTGAACGCTGGTGACGCCAGCGGTGCCAGGCCCAGGTTGGTAGCCCCCAGGGTGCCGATGGTGATCCAGGCGCTGTTGGCCCCATTGCGCTGCTTCCAGAGCCCTGCGGCGGTGTCGGCCCAGAACTGGTAGGCGTAGGTAGGGGACGGCTCTGTGCCGCCACTGTTGTTGGTGACGATGGCCTGCATCGCGCCATTGAGATCAGCGCGGAAGCTGGGGCCTGATTGGTTCTCCAGGATGTAGTCGTGTTGCGCCATGGTTATGCGACCTGCCTGCCGAAGCCAACCGCAGTGTAGGTAAAGGTTCTGCCTGAAATGACAGTACCTGCCGCGTTGCGGAAGATAATGTTGAATCCGCCAAGCGTGACCGTAGAAACCACAAAGTAATCGCCCGTTGCCATGTTGTAAGCAGTGATTCCAATGGTTGGTGTTGCGACAAAATAATTTGCAAAGTTAATGGTATTGGTTGCAGCGGCTGCGGTAAACGGGCCAGCCGACTCGGTTCGCTGCTGAAACTCAATATCCACTCCCAGTTCGTAGATGAAAATGTTCTGTATCGGATCACTGCTGGTGGCCACAGCCTTGAATTGAAAAGCCCGCCCCCTGACAATGGCGTTAGCAAACTCGCGCCACGGCCCCCATACCGTGCTGCCGGTTGGGACTTCATTGGCGGAGCGAACGTAGGTGATTGCATTGACGCGATCCCCTACCACTCCTTCGACGCTTTCCCACGTATCGATGGGCGTGGCGTTGCTGTCCCAGAGTTGATTGGGGACAAAGGGGAATGCTGCAACGCGGCGCCTGAGATTCACGTCGTAAACACCACGCGCCGTATAGGACTCGCTAAACTCGTAGGTGCCTTCTGGCGGGTTGGTTGACATGGTGTCAATCAAGCCAGGCAGGAGATCCCATTCAGGAGCGGCACAAAGAGAATCGACATACACGCCACCGGCGAGCATGATCCCCGTTCGGCTGTCAAAGTCTGGCGTATAGGTCTGCTTGTGCATATTGGTGTACGTTCCCCTGAACTTCACGAGCTCACCAGACAGGGTGTCTTGCTCGGCAATGGACTTCACCAGCAGGCGCGGCTGTGGCGCCGGGAGATCCACCACGACCGACGCAGCAAGGCGGGAGCGACGCCCACCGTCGTCCTCGAACTTCAGCAGGTAGGTGCCCTCCAGGAGCGGCACCTGCTTCTGGGTCTGGCCGCCAGCTGCTGCAGCGACGATCTCTTGCGCCTGCTCCCACGTTGCGCCGGACAGGGAGCGGTTGTGACGGATCAGCACCTTGCCGCCCAGCAACACATCCAGCTCGGTGGAGCGGGCCCAGGAGATGATGGCGCTCGCGTCGTCAATCGGAACCAGAGAGATCCCCGAGACGTTGGTGGGCGGTGCCGTCTTGCCGAAGGCAATCACGCTGATCGCGGTCGGCTTGCTCACCTGGAGGCCAACGCCGACCGATGACACCAGCGCCTCGTAGGTGGTGGCCTTTGTTTCCAGGATCTCAAAGGCGTTGGCCTTTGATGTCTGGGTGGACCAGTTGCCGTCTTTCTCCCTGAACGACACCCGGTAGCCGCTCGCTCCTGGGACCAGGCTCCAGCTCAGCTGGACCTTTGCCGCCGCCCGGCCGCCGGCGTCGTAGAGCACTTCGGTAGAGCTCAGGTTTTGCGGCGGATCGGGGATGATGTTCAGGTCGGTGATGTCCCGCTGGGTCAGTGCCAGCCCCTGCTCGATGAAGTCGTACTTGCTGGCATTGTGGGCCAGGGCCGTGATGGCATAGCCAACGCCATCGCGTTCCTCCACCGCCAGCACGCGCCACAGCGACGCCTGGATGTTGGAGCTCTCAAAGATCCAGACCGAGTTGGGCTGGGGGATGGAGCTGTACGCCGTCGTCACCCTGACCACGTTGCCGGTGATTGATGCCACCGCCCGGGCCTGCACCGTGCCATCGGCAAGCATCACCGAAAGGATTGGACTGTTGGCCATCGTCAGGCCGGTGGCATCGTCCAGGGCGATGGCGGTGGTGCTCGATCCGGTGATGCCATCGATCACCGGCAGCCCATCCCAGTTGCCATCAATGGCCAGCGCATCGATCAGCAGGCCGGTGTTGATCAGGCCGCCGCGGCGGACACCAGCGCGCAGGGGATCGGCGACCTCGATGATCATGCCCGGCCGCACCGTGACACCAGCCGCCAGGTTGGAGGTGAACGAGACGGTGTTGCCTTCGTTCTGCTCGGCGTAGAGCAACCACTTCCCGAGCCGCTGCGCCTGGCCCCGGCTGGTGCACGCGAAGGCGTCGATCTCGGCCTTGACCACCCCATATCGGGCGATGCCGCCGGCGTCCTCGACCACCTCGTAGGCCGCGTCTGCCAGGTCGAGATCCTGGTAGCGCACCACCGCCACGGTCGGCCTGGACTTGATGCTGCTGCCGGAATAGTTGAAGCCTTCGGGCCCAACGTTGGCCCGGGTGAACAGGAACGCCGGATCACTGGGACGGTCCTGGCTAATCGTCAGCGCACCGGCGGCCCAGTAGGGCATCACCCGCATCGTGGATGCCAGATCGTTGATCAGCCGGTAGGCATCGTCAGCGGTCTGGATGTTGGCGTTGCAGCTGAAGCGTGGTTCGTAGCCCCCGAAGCCGTTGGGCACCAGGGTGGAGGCGTACTGGCTGGCGGAATAGAAGGCGAACTTGTCGAGCTTGCTGGCGTCCAGGTGATTGCCGAACCCATAGCGGACCGATGTGAGCAGATCCCACAGGCACCAGGCGGGGTCGCTGGTCCATTGCGCTGCACCGAAGGCGCCATTCCACACGCCGGAATAGACCAGCCGGCCATTGTTCCCGTCCACCGTGGCGTTGCTGGGGATGGCCACTTTCAGGCCGCGGATCCGGTAGCTGCGCGATGGAATCGAGCTGAACTGCTCAGCGTCAACACGCAGCGCGACCAGCGCCGAGTTGGGATAGCTGAGCTTGGCGTAGGTGATGCTGCTGAAGCTGGCCCAGCTGAAGGCATTGGCCAGCTTCGAGCTGGTGCTGTCAGGGGTCACCCGGCTCACCCGGATGTCCACGGGGAACGGGCCAGCCAGGCCGATCCGGTACTGCCGCTGATATTGCTGGGAGGTGCGGCCGCTGATCGTGTCGTCCACCACGACGCTGTAGCCGCCGCCGTTGTACTGCACTGCCACCTGCAGTTGCACGCTGGTGCCGAGAATGTCGCCCTTGTCGGTGTATTCCTGCAGCGCTGGCAGGGTCACGACCACGCGAGCCGCGTCGGCTGTCGCGCTGATTGTGCGAACGACGGGGCTCGCGGCTGTGACCACCACGCCAACGCCCGTCTCGCTGGCCACCTCATCGAAACCGCCGATGTAGCCCTGCGACTGCGTGCCGTTGCGGGCGTCCACCGAGACGCCGTTGAAGTTCAGGCTGCCATCAGGGTTCTGGATTGGCGTGTTGCCCAGGAAGATCCCCTGCAGTCCGCCGACCAGGCCGGCGATCTCGCCTTCGCCGATCAGGTCCAGGATCTTGGCGTAGCTGGTCGAGAAGAGATTGTTGGTGGATTCAGTTGGGACGTACTGCTGCGGCTGAGCGGCGGCAGGCTGGACCTGGGCCTGCTGCCTGCTGCGCCCACCGCCACCAGATCCGCCGATCATGCCGCCACCTGATCCACGTCAATGCCAGCGGAGATCACCACGGAACCCACGATCACCTCGCCATAGATCACCGGCACCGGCACGCCCTGGCGGCTGGTGTTTTGAATGCCGGAGAAGCTGTAGTTTTTGCGCGGGTCATTGTCGTCGGCGGACTTGACGGCGCTCGATCCGCCCATGGCTACGGCAGCACCAGCACCAGCCATGCGCGGCACGGGGGTGAGCAGCTGTGCCACGCCGCCCAGAGCCAGGCTGGCGCCGACGCCGGTGATCAGGGAGAAGGCGAGTGGTCCTAGCCAAGGCTGACCGATGACAAACGCAGCCGCCACCAACGCCACCCCAGCCACAATCCGGCCCACCGCGCCAGCACCGCCGATCACCGGCACGATTGCGATGTCTGAGCCGCCGGCTGGTTCGTGGAGGTGATCAGCATCAAGAGCCCGATCCCCGACGCTGACGCGGTAATGCTGATCCGCCATGTGCCGCTCCACCTGGGGGAAGTTGGCCAGCAGGAATCGCACCGCTTCGGCGGCGCTGCTCACCTCAGCCAGGAAAGCGCGGCGACCCAGGAAGCGGGCCAGGCGGCCATAGACGCGGATCGTCCTCATGGCTTCAGTCTGCCGACCCACCCAGTGCATTTCTGCAGCCAGCCGCCGTAGATATCCCGGCTGGAAAGCCTGCCGCGCAGGTGGTGGAGCATCATCTGATCGCCGACGTAAACGCCGACGTGGTTCAGGTTGGCGTTGCTGATTGCCATCAGCACGGCGTCACCTTCCTGCATGTCGGCCGGATCGATCTGCTCAAACCCCGCCTCTTCCCATAGACCGGCGAACGTCGGCGCCGCCTCGAAATCATCAGGCCTGGCTGGCCGCTGCCAGTCCGGCAGGGTGGTGCCCTGCTCGGCGTACCAGTCGCGGACCAGCGTCCAGCAGTCCTGAACGCCCCAGACCCACTCACGGCCGATCAGCGGGGCCTTGTAACCGGATGGCTCCAGCTCGGCCCATGTTTCGGTCTTTGGGTTGACGATCAGCCACGGCAAGCCCGACGCCTCGCACGCCGCCAGATCAGCAGGGGATGGCTCTGGTGGGGTGATCGGGTGGCTGTGGATCACGGCCAGCACCTCGCCCTGGTCTTCTGCGGCGCGGTAGTCGTCGGGGTCAATGGTGAACAGATCGCCGGGGTCTTCGGCGATGTTCCGGCACGGCACATAGGTCTGTCTGCCGCTGATGACCACCACCAGGCCGCACGCCTCGCGGGGGTCATCCTGCTGGGCATGGGCCAGCGCTGCTGCCTTGGCGGTGTCGTCAATCATGAGAAGTAAGAACCAGCTCCAGGGAAGCCGCCAAAGGGCAGCTGGGCGCCGCTGCCGAAGTGGTTGCGGCAGTCGGCCAGGCTCTTGGCGCAGCTGGGCAGGGCGCCGGTGTAGCTGCACTCCGCCGAGCGGTAGACCCACGGGCAGATCGTGGCGATCACCTGCCGCTTGGGGGCGCGCACGCCGGCCAGATCAAATGCCGCGGCGAGATCGAACTCCACCATCTCGGTGGATTCACTCTTGCGCCGGTCAACGTAGTAGACCTCCCGGGGATACTCGGCGGTGGGGTCTGGCGTGCCCAGCGGGTTGACGTTGCCGGGGAAGTTGATGGCATCCAGGTAGCGGGCGTGGGTGCGGATGCGTGTCACCTTGGCGCCCTCCAGGCCCGCCGGCAGGCCCAGCAGCAGCGCCGAGATGGTGCTCATCACGTTGGCCACCTTCAGCGATGGCCGGGGTAGCTGGCCGTTGCCGGAGTAGCTGAACCCATCGGCGACGATCGGGAAGGCCAGGTAGCTGTTGCCGGACCAAACGACATCGCCGGTCCCCTTGGCATTGATGCCGGCATGGAAGCGATACAGAGTGCTGGCGCCATGGATGGCGGTGATCAGCTGCAGCTCAAACAGCTCGATCAGCGCCGAGGGGGCCGGTAGCTGGGCTTCGGAGAACGGAACGGCCATCAGTATTCGAACACCTGCCTGAACTTGGCCCTGATCTGGTTGTTGTTGCAGTTGGTGGGGTCAATGCTCCATTCATCGCAAACCCACTTCCTGCCGCTCTGGTTCCATGGCGTCGTCCAGTCGAACGCTTCGGCGCCGGCGCGGGCCTCGAGGAAGGTGCGGATCTGATCGCGCTCGGTGTCGTCGCGGTTGTTGAACTGCAGATCCCAGGTCTTGGCGTCTGAGTTCAGGCCCATCCTGATCCGCTGTTCTGCGCCATCGCCAAGCGCGGTCTTGATCACCCGCGGCTGGCTGGACTCTGCCGAGCCGAAGGATGGGGTCCAGGTGAAAGTGGCCATGATCAGGCGGCGAGGAGTCCGCCGGGGCGGCGGTGGTGAATCAGGCGGTCATCAACCACCCGGGCCAGGTCGCGGGCCAGGGCGGCGCCGGTGCCGGCGTTGCCTTCGGCCTTCGTGCCGGAGGCGTCCACGTTGATGGTGATGGCGTTGCCGCCAGCGGCGCCGGTCCGAGGAGTGCCCCTGGTGTGATCGATCACCGTCTCCCTGGGGTGCAGCATCGCCATGAAGCCGCCCTGGCCATCGAGGCCGCCGGACCTGGCGCCATCGCCGGTGTAGCCACCGCCGGCATAACTGCCCAGCGATCGGGGCGACGCGAAGCCGTAGCCCCCTTGGGAGGGGGTGAGGATGCCGCCGATCGCCTGCATGATCGTTCCAAGCACCACCTGCCGGATGATCATGCGACTGGTCTCCTGCAAGACCGATGCAGCGAATGCCTTGAAGTTGGTGGTGCCGGTGGTTGCCAGTTCGGTGAGGCTGTCCTCGAGGCCGCCAATGGATTTGGTGGTGAGTTGGCCCACGGCGTCGCGCATGTTGCCAATCTCATCAACATAGCCCTGCAGGCCCTGCTTGAAGCCCGCCCCGGCGCTGCTGCGGCTGGTGAACTCCTCCAGCCGCGCCATTGATTCGGCCAGTGCATCCGCCCCCTCGCGCTCTGCGGCGATCCGCTGGGTAGTGATGTCCTTGAGCTTTTCCTGGTAGCCGATCTCGGCTCTGCGGATGTCAGCGACTTGAGCTGCCACCAAGGCCTCCCGCTCCAGGTCGCTGCGAGCGCCCTGGAGCTTGTCGGCATAGTCGCCCATGCGGCGTGCCCGTTCCTGGTCATACTCAGCGCTGAGCCTTTGGAGCGGGGTGGTCGCCTCGGCAACACGCAGGGCCGCTTCGTTGGTGGTCAACAGATCGCGTGCGGCGGTGAGCTGCTGCGCAGTTCTTTTCTTTTCATCTTCATCTTTTTCTTTTTTGCGCTTGGCTTCTTCCCGAGCGCGCTTTGCGGCTGCTGCGGCCTTGTCCTCTCCCTGCACTCGCAGGCCGGCCAGTTCATCGGAATAGCCAGCGGCCTTGCCGATCCCTTTGCCCACGAACCCGGCGCCAGACAGCACCTTGCGCACCAACGCAGACAGACCGGCTTCCTGTCCAACCGGAACTTGCCCGCCAGGGACGTCAAAGGCCTGGTCGGAATAGTGATAACTGTTTTTTGCGTGACGCCCATCGTTGACGGACCCAATGCGGATGCCAGCGGCCCGGAGCGCTTTCATCGCTGCGTTGCGCTGCGCGGTGCTGCCGAACGCCAGGTGGTCGTGATAGTTGCCGCCGCCGTGGTCAGCTCGATAGTTTGCGGAGCTTCTGTCTCCGGTGAGATACTCAATAATCTGGCCGGTTGGGAGCTTGCTCGCTCCGGCCCCACCGCCGCCAGCCGCCCGGGTGCCACTGGTCAAAGGCGGCACCACCAGCGGGGCGGCCCTGCCACCGGTCCCAGTCGGAGATCGGAACTCCGGCTGCTGTTGCAGGAGCCTCAGGAACTTGCCCTGGTCGATCATTCCCAGGAAGCCAGCGGACTGGCCCTGCAGCGCCTTGCGCCGCTGCTCGCCGATCAGCTTGTCCACGCCGGCCGTGCCAAACGGCAGCTGCCCTGCGTTCACCTGGGCGATGGTGTCGGCGTTCTGCGGGCCTAGCAGGGCCGCACGCATCGCCCGGTTGATCGTGTCCACCGTGTTGGTGGCGATCAGCAGGATGCGGCTCAGCGCGGGCTCAAGCACCCCGCCAATCGTCTGCGAAAGGCTCGTCACCGTGTCGCGCAGGGTGCTGAGCCGCCCGTTCAACGTGTCGCTCTGAGCGATGGCGCCATTGGCGTACTTGCCGCCCTTGTCGGTCAATCGAACAATGGCCTGCTCAAACGCTTCGGAGCTCACCCGACCGTCAGACAGGGCCTTCTGCAGCTCCTGGCCGCTGAGGTTGTACATCCTCTGCAGCTCGCCTTGGATTCCAACGCCGCGCTCTTGGAACTGCAGCAGCTCCTCGGTCTGCAGCCGGCCTTTGGCCACCACCTGTCCGTAGGCAGTGGCCAGCTCGCCCAGGTTGGAGCCGGTGGCACCAGCAACATCGCCGAGGCGCTTCGTCACCTCCACCACCCGCTGGCCTGCGATGCCAAAGGCGCCAAGCCGCTTGGCGGTTTCGATCAGCTCGGTTGATTCAAACGGGGTGACCGAGCCGTAGGCCTGCAGCTCCTTAGCGATCTGGCTGGCCTTGGCAGCGCTTCCCAGTAGCACCTCAAGCGAGCGAGTCTGAGTCTGCAGTGTTGCCGTGTCACCAAAGATCTTGCCCAGGATCGTGGCACCACCAGCCAGGCCCAGCACACCACCCAGCGAGACCTGAAGTCCGCGCATCGCCACACTCGCCCCAGCCGCCGTGCGCTCGACACCCTGCAGGCCGCGATTTAGCGCGACGATCTGATTCGCGCCCTGGACGTCGGTCTTGATTCTCAGCAGCGCGTCAAGGTTCGCCATCAGGCTGCGAGCTCCGCGAGCTTGGCCAGTGCTGCGCCTTCCATCACCTGAACGTCCTCCAGCACTTCGGTCGGGTTGGGCTCTTGCTCCAGGCTAAGAACAGCCAGCACGGCGCCATAGTCCAGGCCGATCCGCTGGCCATCGCTGACGCGCCATTGGGTGCAGCACTTCAGGAACATTCGGATTCCCTTCTCTGCGTCTGGGTGGATGTCAAAAATCTGCACCTCAGGCTCAGTCACGATCACCCCCAGCGCTGCCGCTTCCACTGGGTCTGGGCCTTTCTGCCGGCCGCCGGTCACCCACAACTCGGCGGCCTCAATCAGTTTTTTCGCTTGCCCTTCGCCAGCGATTCCAGCCAGGCGGCCACGATGGCCGATGCCACCAGGGGGACGTTCAGGATCCGCTGGCGGCTGGTCTCAGAGAACGGCACCTCGGCGCCGGCTTCGTCGAGGATGCCGGCCCAGCCGGTCAGCACCTGATCGAGCAGCTCCAGGTCAGAGATGGCGCCACCTTCTATCTTCTCGCCAATCTCGCGAAGTCGATCCTGCGGCAGCCGCTTGAACTCGGCATCGAAGGTTTCCTTGTCGAACTTGCCGCCGTCAACCGGGAACTCGACGACGACGGGCCAGCGGTAGCTGGGGGATTGGCTGCGGAGCTGGAGGGGCATGGGTGGTGGTGTGGTGGTTCGGGCTTGGAAGCCTGATCAGGTCAGGGCCAGTGAGAACTCGTTGTTGCCGGCCGTGGTGGGCAGGAACACGCAGGGGAGGTTCAGCATGATCACACCGTTCATATCCCCGTAGCTCGGGTTCGTGATGTCGGTCTGAGCGCCAGTGAACACCGCGCGGTTCCCGGCGGTGGTGCCGTGCGTGAGGGTCAGGTTGCCAGTGGTGGCGCCGGTGGCGATGCTGAAATAATCCTTGGTGGCGATCGGCACAGATTCGATCATCACCTGGCCGCTGGGCTTGCGGTCGGTGATGAGCACTTCTTTGGTGCAGCCGATCAGCTCGCGATATTGGATCTCGTTGTTCATGGCGAACGAGAACGACGACAGGCAACCGGAGTGACTGAACAGGCTGAACGCCGTGGTGTTGCCGCTGGTAAATACCAATGGATCGGCCTGATTTCCGTAGGTCACTGCGCCCACCGTTGCGTCCGTGGGTGTGCTGTAAACGCCCGTGCCGTTGAATGTGATCGTCGGGATCTGGCCCAAATCGCCCTTGATCTCAAAGGTGCCGCGCCAGCCGGTTACAGCGTGCCTGATGCCGTCGGCAAAGTAATAGATGGTGGCGCTGCCGAAGCTGGCGCTTACCGGGGCGTAGGTCACGGAGGTGGACGGAACGGTTGTGGCTGCCGTTCCGCAAGCCAGCATGGCGGGGCCCCAGCGGGGAGCGGTGCCGGCGGTGCCGCTGCCGGCAAGCTCCACCTCAAAATTGCACTGCACCTTGATGTTGGCCAGCAGCTGGGTGCTGTTGCCCAGGTATGGGCGGATCAAGTCACGGCTCACCACGTCCGCGTCAATCGGCGACACGTCAATGCTTCGGACGGTCAGGGCATCAGTTGCTCCGGTCGGCACCGAATCAGTGCCGTAGACGGATTCAGCCTTGATCAGGATCGTCCGCTTTCGGGTCAGGAAGGGCATCGGTCAGCTCGTTGGGGTTGGGAGCGGGAGCGGTGCGGGCGATCAGGGTCCGCCGGCCGGTCTTCGGGTCGAGCAGGTATTCCCCGCCCTGGCCGTCGAACTCATCTGTACTCAGGCTAGGGACTGTCTTCATTGGGTCAGATCAGCGGTGAGAGTGCGGAACGGAATCCGATAGCTCAGGCTAAGGATGCCGATCTCCCCCGGCTCGCCTTTCCACTCGCTGGGGCCTGGGTCGATCGAGTGGGTCAAGCCACCGAGGGTGCGATCAGCCATCAGGCGGCTGTGAAGGTTGACGCGGATCGGATCGGCCAGAGCGCTCAGCGGTGAGCCGCTGACCAGGATGTCTACCGCCACGGTCAGCACGCAGTCGGTGAAGGGGATCGAGACGATGCCGGGCTCTTCTCCCAGCGGCTCCACCACGACGCACGGCATCTCCGATCTGGCCACCGCCTCCCAGCGATCCCTGAACACCCTCGAGCTGATGCC